TTATTTTTTGTGTTGCATTTCGTGTTGCATAGCCGTAAAATGATCATTTGTCATATTTGTAAATTTTCTTGAAAAATCATCCATAGAGCCACGGTAAATATTCTTTAATGTGTAGTCAGAACTCCATCCACCGCGTTCCATTATGTAAACATCTGGTACGCCGATGGCGTGCATGATGCTGGCTGAATAATGCCTAAGATCATGAAAACGAAAACGCCGTATATCAAGACGTTTCAAATATTTTATGAACCTGTCAGAAACACGTGATGGACTTATATTTACAAGACGCCCCTCTTTAGGCAGCATATCAATCACAAAATCAGGCATTTCAATATCCCTTGTACTGGATATGTTTTTTGTGGTTTTGAGGATCCATTCATCATTAACGGAAAGTACCATTGCTTTGTTAACGGAAATAGTATTTCCTTTTACATCATCGGCGGTTAAAGCGCATATTTCAGATCTGCGCATGGTTCCAAATGCGGCAAGATTACAAGCTATATACATATCCTGATCATATTCTTTCAGATATTCCATCAGGATTTTTATATCTTCATCGGTAGGAACATATGTTTTCCGCTTTTCCTGCTGAGGGAGCTTTACGGATAATCTTATTTCCGGTGCATATAATTCCAAAGCTGCGGATAAGAGCCCATATGCATTCTTAACTGTCTTCGGTGAGTGCCCGGCAGAAATAGAACCAATCCATGCCTGCGTATTGGACGAATTAAGAGACTTTACTTTGATGTTTGATATTTCTTTCATTAAATTATTTTGGATGCTTATATAGGCTTTTAACGTGGTCTGGGATAGTATCTTTTCTTTTGATTTTATATATCTGCTAATCATTTCAGATACGGTGTATTGCTTGTCTTCTAAATCAGTTTGATAGTTTACAGCCATTCTTTCTGCTTCTCTTTTTGTGTCGGCGGTAAAGGATTTGTATTTTCTCTTTCCATTTTCCATGCCGACGAAAATAAGGCATCTGTATTTGCCGGATGGCAGTTTCTTTGCAGTAGCCATAATATCGCTCCTTTCCTGTTTTTGGGCATAAAAATGCCCGGTGGGTTGATTTGGCACCGGGAAAATGATATAATTTCATATGCCCATAAATTATATCGGGTTTCCCGGTATAGACTCCGCTCTGGTGTTGGTAGCACTGGGGCGGTTTTTCAATTTGGGAAATATGTTTTAATATTAATATAATTGTTTAAACATATCGGCAATTATGTATGCAAGAGATAGTACGCCGCCTGAAAACATCATTCCAGCATAATCACCTGCAATGACTTTGTTTTTTTGCTTTTGCCATATTAAAAACCTCCATTTTATGATTTTATTATGTAAAGTAATTTGAACGATTCATACTATAGAACGATTGATGCTACTGAATTTTTTCTATTTCGCCAGTATCCATATTAACATGGTATTCACTAAGAAGCGTTCCGGAGCAAGCCAATTGAGCATCATGCTCTTCTTTATCCACATATTCCATGATAGACACATCTAATAAATTCCCCATAACAGTTATCCTAGTAGTAGTGTTTAAAGTAAAATTAATTATTATATGTACTTCGCTATTTGATTCAAAGTAATTATTATAATATTCAACAGCATATTCTTCTATATTAATATTTTCAGCAATCCTAGCCAGTCGCCAGTTCCCGGTTGTATCATTTCGATAGGTATCGCTAAAAAGCACGCTAAATCCAAGTGGATCTTCTTGTTCTTCAGAACCTTCCATTGGGGATTCATCATTTTTAGGTTCTGCAGAAGGGGCGATACTATCAGCAATGCTAATATCAGTTTCTGCAGATTCCTGCGTATCGTTTAAGTCAGACACCTCTGCTGAGTTTTCGCAGGCTGCCGAGAACAGTATCATGCATACTGTCAGTGATAGGGCAATAAGTTTCTTTTTCATTGTAAATTCCTCTTTTCTTTAGTTTTATTAAAACGCCGTGACGGCTTAATCGTGAATTATATTATCAATTTATTTGATTCCAAATGTTTTTCCTATTTTAGAAAGTCTTCCACTTTTTGTGGTTGGAATACCAGTAGCTTTTGCGATTTTTCTTTTTGTCATATTTTATTTCTATTTATATTGCATTGTTAAGGTGCTTTAGCGTTCGCGGTGCTGGGTAGTTATGCTTAATAACATTTTTCGCATTTTTCATATTCACTTTCAATTGCGTATTCAAGGGAAACTTGACGGGCTTTATCAGGATTCATCCGCCCACAATTATTAATTCGGTGATATTTCTCTCCTGTAGCCGAAAGCCATACCATATCATCAATTGGTGTTGAAGCTTGAGATTCCGGCTCTTTCTCTGCTTGCTGTTCTGGTATTACATCAGTTGATGAACTTACTTGTGGCGCTTCGGTAGGCTGTGGTGCCTCTATAGGTAAACTTGGTGCTTCTGTGGGCAATACAGGGGGCTCCGTAGGCTGTAGCGTTGGTGTGGCTGTAGGTTGTGGCGTGGGTGAAGCAGTAGGCTTTGCAGTAGGAGCTTTTGTCGGTGCAGGGGTAGCCGTAGGACGAATGGTAGGAGTAGCAGTAGGCACAATTGTAGGTTGTAACGTGGGAGATTCTTTTATTACATCAGGACTTTCAGACACCATATTAACTGATTCGGCACGGGAAGCATCATCCATCGTAAAACCGAATCCTGCAGTACTGATTATAAGTGCCAACATAGATATTCCGGCAGATGCAAAACGCTTTTTTGCAGGTTTCCTTCGGAACAAGTTAATTATCGCCCATATGATGAAAATTGGGATACATAAAAAACTTATGCAAAATAGTAAAAGAAATAAATTGTTCAAAGTAAATTCCCCCTATCTAGTATTTCATTAGTTTAAGCACTATGTGCATCAAACTCAATTTTATCTACATCTGTTTTCTCTAAATCATTTCCAGATATATGCCTCATGGCATGCTTAAAAGCCTTTTTCTGTGCTTCTCTAGACAATGATGTTTCGATAAAAATAGTATAGCTTCCATCGCTATTTTCTGTAACGGCTTCTTTAGTCTTTGCATCTGGAAAACTTACGAATTGTACTTGATAATCAATCGTCATAATGTTGTTCCTTTCTTTTAAGAGCTAAGAGCATGGTATGTACTGCCTTCAAGTCTTCTGGTTCGGCATCACGGGCAGTGTCAAAAAGAAGTCTTAGTTCCTTATTTTCAAAAATATCTTGTGCCATTTTTGAAGTTTCTTCATTTAAGTAATAGGTTTCGCCTCCTTCCTTTTCTTCGCCAGTCATTAGATATTCTACAGATACGTCAAAATAGTCAGCGATTTTTTTCATATTTTCTGTCTTGGGTGTGACTTTACCCAATTTCCAATCGCTTAATGAGGATTGCGAAATCCCCGTTGCTTTGCTTACTTTGTATGCAGTTACTCCGAATTTTTGGAGTAATTGGCTAAAAATCTCATACATGATTTGTCCACCTTTCATAAAATTAAGACAAATACTAAGAAAAAACGGATTAATACTTGACTACTCCGTTATAACGTAGTATAGTATGAGCATACCAAGTAAAAACGTAGTACTTGGAATGCTACGGAAATATATATTACTTTGTCTGGTAAACGAAGTATATCATATTTCCGTAGTAAATGCAATAAAAAGCATACGGAAAGGCGGTGTAAAATTGTACAAAAAGTTTGCTGAATTATTGAAGAAAACAAATAAAACAGCATATCAAATCTCAAAGGACACAGGCATAGCCCAATCGGTTTTATCTGACTGGAAAAACGGTCGCAGTAATCCCAAAGTTGACAAACTTAAAATCCTTGCTGACTACTTCGGTGTATCTATCGACTACTTCTTAGATGATACCAAAGAATGTGTACAATAAACCGGACTGTAAGGAAAAAGGGGTTGTGTAAATTATTCCAGTGGATTTGCAACAGAAAAAGAATGAGGGAGGTGAGAGAGGTGTGGACGCATATATCGGAAAAGAATTGCGAAAAAATGCATCAATTGTTGCAACTGCGAGAGAAGGTACGGATGTACGTCACGCGATTGAGGATAGCTTATTGCTTCTGGCGGTGGCGGCAGAAGACAAAGAGATTTCATTAAATAAGCATAGATCATTAGCTTATAGAAATGGGATTTTAACTGGATTAGGGATTGCATTTTTTGCATTAGCGATTATGTTTTTGCTAGTAAAATTCCAACAAGGATGGATATGATTGAAATAAAAATTCCGAGATAAAATTTTTTCCATTCTATCTTTGAATGACGGTGATTTTTCTCTGTGAATTTAGTGTAGTCAACTAAAGCAGCAATTCCCTTTTCGGTGATTTTAACTTCATATCGACCAGAGTACTTAGGACTTATGGACATAATAATGTACCCATTATCAACAAATTTTTTGATTCTATAGTCTGAGGATGAATCCATATTTAAGTACATTTCAAAGCCATCAAAGTACTTGCGCTTGTGAATGTATTTTAAATATTCAATTTCAGATTCGGTTAATCCTTCAAAAAGTGTACTCATAACAAAATATTTTTTTCCTTTGCACTCGGGTATGCCGGTACCCTGTAGCCCAATTATAAAGGAGAACATGGAAAAACTCAACGCAGGAGGTGAGAAAAAGCAATAGAACAAAACATAAGGAATGGAGACTATGACCAAATGTATCATCCCATAGATGAAAAAATCAGGCAAAAAAAGAATGAAATTGCCCAGAAAACACGGGAGATAAAAAAGTTGAGGCAGGATGTTTTACACCTTGAAATCCTAAAAAGTGAAATGAGTATTCCAGAAGAAACTATACTTCGTGAAGAATACTTTGTTATTCCTAAAAGAATCGTTGAAAGCTATTTGGAATCAATGTTTTGAAACCAAGAAAGGAGCTGTCCATGGAATACCGCATTGAATACGCAAACGGAAGATGTTTCAACTATGCCAACAGCAGGAAAGATTTAATTGAATGGCTCAAGCTGCTCAAAAACGAGACCATATCAGATATCAGAAAAGTGTATAAAAGCGGTGTATCTGACTCTGTTATGGATATCTACAAAAAGTACATTGTGAAGGGAGATGGAGGGAATGCCAAAAGCGGTGCTGGGGCAGTGGACGCAGAAAAATGTACAATTCGCAAGGGATGTCAAATCAGGGCTTGACAAGAGGGGAAAGAATTACGAGAACCTCATGCGGCGCACAGGGACGTCACAAGGAACGGTTTATAAGAGATACGCCCATCCAGAGACAATGACCGTCCATGAGCTCCGCGGTTACATACAGGAGGCAGAGCTTTCAGAAAATGATGTTCTGGATTTCCTCTTTAAGGACAGGGGGTAGGCAATGACAATCCTCAAGACAATTGCATTCTGCATGCCGCTTATAGGCTTGTGCGGCATCGTAGGCGCAGCAGAGACAGGGACAAGCCCGGTAAACGCATCCATACTGTTCCTTGCAGGATGCCTGGTGATGGCAACCTACATAAGGCTGATGGGACTGGATGCAATCATAGAAGGAAACACAGGAAAGGAGGAACTAATGAGCGGAATGGAAATGGAAGAGCTGGCAACCAGAATCAAGGGAATGACGTTTGATGAACAGGTCATTGTGGCAGGGAGCCTGCAGGACAATATTTTGTGGGGAGAGCTCCAAAGGAGATACGCAAGCATGAGCACCCAGTTAAATAACATTAGGAAGGAAGTAATGTAGATGTGGAGATAAGGACAGAAAAAATCCCTGTCCAGACCGCGAATCGAAACAGGGATAAATAACAGTTACATATGCTATTCCTATGCTTAATCTAGCACAGGGGAAAGGAAAAGTCAATGGAAAAAATGGAAAGCATCAAGATCAACAAGCTGGAGATAGAGAACGTAAAGAGGGTGAAGGCGGTAAAGATCGAGCCCACAGCAAACGGTCTCACTATCATAGGGGGGAATAACAACCAGGGGAAGACTTCCGTACTGGATGCCATCGCATGGGCGCTGGGCGGCAACAGCTTCCGCCCGTCCCAGGCACAAAACAGTGATTCTGTTATTCCTCCGCATTTGCACATTGTATTAAATAATGGTCTCATCGTGGAGCGGAAGGGGAAAAACAGCGACCTTAAAGTGACGGATCCGGAGGGCAGCAAAGGGGGGCAGCAGCTCTTAAATGAATTTGTAGAACAGCTTGCACTTGACCTGCCAAGGTTCATGGAAGCAGGGAGCAAAGAAAAAGCAAACACGTTGTTGAAAATCATAGGGATAGGCGACAAGCTGGTACTGTTAGAGCAGCAGGAAAAGGAGCTTTACAACAGGCGGCTTGCCATAGGGCAGATTGCAGACCAGAAAGAAAAGTTTGCCAGGGAGCAGCCTTATTACCCAGACGCGCCAAAGGAAATCGTATCTGCATCGGATCTGATCAGACAGCAGCAGGATATACTTGCAAGGAATGGGGAAAACCAGAGGAAACGCGAAAACCTCCATAAGCTGGAGCAGGAATACCAAAGGATAAATGACCAGCTCTCTGACCTGATGAGAAAGCATGACGCCGTCCAGGCAGACCTGGAAACAGCAAGGAAATCAGCGGAGAACCTGACAGATGAATCAACAGCGGAGCTTGAACAGAATATCACCAGCATAGAGGAGATCAACCGTAAAGTGCGCGCAAATCTGGATAAAGATAAAGCGGAAGATGATGCCCTGGAGTACCGGAACCAGTACAGGAAGCTGACGGAAGAAATTTCGGATGTCCGGAAGGAAAGGACAGACCTCCTTACCGGAGCAGACCTGCCACTGGAGGGTCTATCCGTAGAAGACGGGGAACTGATATATAAAGGTCAGAAGTGGGACAACATGTCCGGATCCGACCGGCTGAAAGTAGCGACAGCCATTGTAAGGAAGCTGAACCCTAAATGCGGTTTCGTCCTTTTGGATAAACTGGAGCAGATGGATGTGGATACCCTGAATGAATTTGGGTCCTGGCTGGAACAGGAGGGGCTGCAGGCGATAGCCACCCGGGTATCCACAGGAGGGGAATGCTCCATCATTATTGAGGACGGCTACGTTGTGGGCGCCGGGAAGACGGAACCGGACAGGGAAAAGAAAGAATGGAAAGCAGGTGAATTTTAATGGAGATTATCAAAGGAAAAGTACCGTGTGCAAAGAAAGTGCTCATATACGGACCGGAAGGGATAGGGAAGTCCACCTTCGCTTCCCGGTTCCCCGAACCGCTCTTCATCGACACGGAAGGCAGCACGAAGGAGATGGATGTTTCAAGGACGCCCACGCCTGCATCATGGGCGATGCTGATGGAGCAGGTCGCCTATGTAAAGAATCATCCGGATATATGCAGGACGCTGGTCATAGACACCCTCGACTGGGCGGAGCAGATGTGCGTGGAGCATGTATGCGCCAGATACGGCAAGGCAGGCATAGAGGATTTCGGATATGGCAATGGCTACGTCTATGCAAAGGAAGAATTCGGGAGGTTCCTGAACCGCCTGGAGGAAACCGTGAAAACAGGGATCCACATAGTCCTCACAGCCCATGCCCAGATGCGGAAATTCGAGCAGCCGGACGAAATCGGGTCTTATGACAGGTGGGAACTGAAACTCGGGAAAAAGACCACTTCCCTGACCTCTCCGCTGGTAAAGGAATGGGCTGACATGGTCCTGTTCGCGAATTATAAGACCTTTTCAGTAGCAGTGGATGATAAGGGGAAGAAACACAAGGCGCAGGGCGGCGCGCGCGTCATGTACACGACCCACCATCCCTGCTGGGATGCAAAGAACAGGTACGGACTGCCGGATGAGATGCCCTTTGAATATGAAGGGATTGCCCATATCTTTGCGGCTCCGGGAACGGCAGGGAAACCGCCTGTACAGGACATCCCGGCAGAAAAAGAACTTCCTGGAAAGCCGGAGGAATCCCCATGCGGCAGGACAGGAGGGGAAGGAGCCGGGAAAAAGCCTGGGAATGCCGGGACGGATGAAAAGAAGCCGGGACTCTTCATGGACAGCAATCCCGATAACATACCCCAGGCATTGAAAGAACTGATGCAGGAAAAAGGCGTGTCCGAATGGGACATACAGAATGTAGTGGCGGCAAGGGGATATTACCCGGGCGATACCCCCATCGAGAAATACGATGCCGGATTCATACAGGGCGTGCTGGTCGGGGCATGGGAGAAAGTATACGGCATGATCCTGATGATGCGCGAGAAACAGGAGATACCATTCAATTAAGGAGGATTCATAACAATGGAAACAAATATAACAGAAAAGTCATTCGGGTGGGACGATACCATCACGAAAGATGCAGCAGATTTCATCCTGCTCCCGGAAGGTGATTACAACTTCACAGTAGACAGCTTCGAGAGGGGAAGGCATACAGGAAGCGACAAGCTCCCACCATGCAATAAGGCGATCCTGACGCTGCGGATCGAGGCACCGGAAGGGACCGTACGGATCACGCACAACCTGTTCCTCCATTCCAAGACGGAAGGGATGCTGTCTGCATTCTTTACCAGCATCGGGCAGAAAAAGAAAGGGGAGCCGCTCAAGATGAACTGGGGGACGGTACCCGGCTCCACAGGAAGATGCAAGGTGGGGATCCATACCTATGAAAAGGACGGCGGGGAACGCAGGATCAATGATATCAGGCGGTTCTACCCGAAAGAGGACGAACCGGCATTCAAGGCAGGTGAATTCTGATGGAACTGCGTCCTTATCAGGAAGAGGCGAAACAGCGCATCTTCGGGGAATGGGAAAAAGGGAACAGGAAGACCCTGCTGGTGCTCCCCACGGGATGCGGTAAAACGATCGTATTCGCCAAGGTGACAGAAGAATGCGTCCGCACCGGGGACCGCGTGCTGATACTGGCGCACCGGGGCGAGCTGCTGGAACAGGCAGCTGATAAGATATACAGATCCACGGGGCTGATGTGCGCCACGGAGAAGGCGGAAGAGAGCTGCCTTGGGAGCTGGTTCCGCATAGCGGTGGGCTCCGTGCAGTCCCTGATGCGGGAGAAGCGCCTCAGCCAGTTCACGGAAGATTATTTCGATACGATCATCATCGACGAAGCGCACCACAGCATATCGGACAGCTACCGGCGCATCCTGGACCACTTCAGGGAGGCAAAGGTGCTGGGCGTCACCGCCACGCCGGACAGGGGGGACATGCAGAACCTGGGGCAGGTATTTGATTCCCTGGCTTATGAATATACCCTTCCCAAAGCTATAAAGTCCGGTTACTTAAGTCCGATCAAGGCTCTCACAATCCCGCTCAGGATCAATATGTCAGGAGTAGGCGTTCAGGCAGGTGACTTCAAGTCCGGCGATATCGCGACAGCACTTGACCCGTATCTGTATCAGATAGCTGATGAAATGGCGAAATACTGTATGGACAGGAAGACGGTGGTCTTTCTCCCACTGGTCAAGACAAGCCAGAAATTCAGGGATATCCTGAATGCGAAAGGATTCTCCGCTGCAGAGGTGAACGGGGAGAGCAGGGACAGGACAGAAATACTGTCTGCATTTGAAAATGGAGCATATAACGTCCTGTGCAATTCCATGCTGCTCACGGAGGGCTGGGATTGCCCGGCAGTGGACTGTATCGTAGTACTCCGTCCTACAAAGGTAAGGAGCCTCTACAGCCAGATGGTAGGAAGGGGCACGAGGCTTTCAGATGGGAAAACGGAGCTGCTCCTGCTTGATTTCCTGTGGCATACAGAACGCCATGAACTCTGCCATCCGGCTGATCTGATCTGCACGGACCATAAGGTCACCGGCAGGATGACGCAGAACCTTGAAGAGGCGGCGGGGTGTCCTGTAGATATCATGGAAGCAGAAGAGACAGCATCAGAAGATGTGGTGGCACAAAGGGAAGAGTCGCTTGCCAAGCAGCTTTCAGAGATGAAGAGCAGGAAAAAGAAGCTGGTCGACCCGCTGCAGTTCGAGATGAGCATACAGGCGGAGGACCTGTCTGGATATGTGCCGGCTTTCGGATGGGAGATGGCGCCGCCTTCAGATAAACAGAAGAAAACGCTTGAGAAACTGGGGATATTCCCGGATGAAATCGACAACGCGGGGAAAGCCGCAAAGATACTGGACAGGCTGGATAAGAGGCGTGCAGAAGGTCTCACCACCCCTAAACAGATACGCTTCCTTGAGGGAAGGGGATTCCGGCACGTGGGCACGTGGCAGTTCGATACGGCAAGGAGGCTGATCGACAGGATCGCCGCGAACGGTTGGAGGATACCGCCTGAAATAAATCCTTACGAATATACAGGAGCCTGATGGAATGACAGAAGGATATGATCTGCTTGAAGTATTGAATAATCTGGAACCGTCGTCATGCAGCTACCAGGAATGGGTGAATGTAGGCATGGCGCTCAAGGAAGAGGGATACCACGCTTCTGACTGGGAAGCGTGGAGCAGCCGCGATACAGGACGCTACCATCAGGGGGAATGCTCCCGCAAATGGAACAGCTTCAACGGGGCGTCCTCCCCGGTCACAGGCGGCACCATCGTACAGCTGGCTAAGGAGCATGGATGGAATCCGGAGAACGCGCCCAGCCATGAGCTCGAGTGGGACAGCGTCATCAGCCGGGATGAAAAGGTCATCATCGACACGAACTGGATAGAAGGCAGGGAGATTGCCGAGCCGTCAGAATGGGATCCAAGGAAGGAGCTCATAACATATCTGGAGACTCTGTTCGATTCCACGGAGAACGTGGGGTATGTGACCCGTTCCTTCGAGAAGGACGGCAGGCACATGCCGTCGAAAGGCGTATGGGACAGGACCGCCGGGCAGCTGATACAGGAACTGAATAAATGCAGCGACATGCTGGATGTCATTGGCGATTACAATCAGGAAGCCGGTGCATGGATACGCTTCAACCCGTTAGACGGGAACGGCATCAAGAATGAGAATGTAACAGAGTTCCGTTATGCATTAGTGGAATCCGATTCCATGGAGATTGAGAAACAGAATGCTGTCATCAGGGAACTGGAACTGCCAGTAGCATGCCTAGTCCATAGTGGAGGCAAGAGCTTGCACGCCGTCGTGCGTGTAGATGCAGCAGACTATCAGGAATACAGGAAGAGGGTCGACTATCTGTATAACATCTGCAACAAGAACGGGCTCAAGACGGATACCCAGAACAGGAACCCGTCCAGGCTCTCAAGGATGCCCGGGATCATGCGCAGCGGGCACAAGCAGTTCCTTGTCGACACCAATATCGGGAAAGCATCATGGAATGAATGGCATGAGTGGATAGAAAGCGTGAATGATGACCTCCCGGAGCCGGAATCCCTTGAAGATGTATGGGGAGACCTCCCGGAACTGTCGCCGCCCCTCATTGAGGATGTACTGCGGCAGGGGCATAAGATGCTGATCGCCGGACCGTCAAAAGCGGGCAAATCATTCGCCCTCATAGAATTGTGCTGCGCGATAGCAGAGGGACGCCCATGGATAGGATGGCAGTGCGCAAAAGGGAAGATCATGTATGTGAACCTGGAACTGGACAGGGCAAGCTGCCTGCACCGCTTCAGGGATGTATATACGGCGCTGGGATGGCATCCGGATAACCTGGGCAATATCGATATCTGGAATTTAAGGGGCAAATCCATCCCGATGGACAAACTTGCGCCCAAACTGATCAGGAGGGCTGCCAAGAAGAATTATATAGCGGTCATCATCGACCCTATCTATAAGGTCATCACAGGGGATGAGAACAGCGCCGACCAGATGGCGAATTTCTGCAACCAGTTCGACAAGGTATGCACGGAGCTGAACTGTGCCGTGATCTACTGCCACCATCACAGCAAGGGCAGCCAGGGCGGGAAGCGCTCCATGGACAGGGCGAGCGGCTCCGGCGTGTTCGCCCGGGACCCGGATGCGCTGCTCGACCTGATCGAGCTCGAACTGACAGATGAACTGCTCATACAGAAAGAGGATAAAGCAGTATGCGATGCCTGCATCCGTTTCCTGAATGGGCACTATGATGACTGGGAAGATGATGTGTCCCAGGATGATATGTGCAGCCGGTCACGGATGGAAGCCTACTGCAGAAAGAAACTCCCGGCAGGGCTGCACAATACGCTGGAAGCCGCCATAAGCGCAGTGAAGAAAAAGGTGCATGAACAGACCGCATGGAGGATAGAGGGCACGCTCCGGGAGTTCCCGAAATTCGCGCCGGTGAACCTGTGGTTCGACTACCAGGTGCACAGGGCAGATGAAAACGGCGCCCTGGGCGATATCCAGCCGGAAGCGGACAAGCCGGCATGGCAGAAAGCGGCTGAGAACCGGAAGAAACAGGCAGAAAATAACCGTATAAAAAAGCGCAACAGCTTTGAGATAGAATTCTCTAATATCGAGATGGAAGGGCGGGAAGTATCCGCGCAGGAGCTTGCCGACAAGCTGGATACGAATCCAAGGGAGCTGCTGTCATGGCTTGGGGATTCAAAACGACAAAAAAAAGATTTAAAAAATGACTTTGAAAAATACATGGGAAATGACGGTAAATCGTACATACGCAGAAAAAGGGAAGGTGCGCATGACTAGGTATTGCGCAGTCATGTGCATGGGTGCGCAATACCATAAAAATATGGTCCTGTGCAGTGCGCAAAAAGGGGGTGCGCAACACCTATACTACGTATAGGGTTATGCGCACCCCACCTACGCGGGGGTAGGTAGTCGTGCGACAGCTTACGCACGACGACCACCCACCCCGCACTGCAGGTGGGCACCATACCTTGAGCAGGGGAAAAAGAAAAATCTGGCACTTTAAAGGAGTGAAGCAATATGAAAATCAGGAATAAACAAAGCAGGAAGGAAGGGTATAGCAGCACATTCAACACACACGCATGTTCGGAAATCATAGTCTGCTATCCTGATGGTGACATGGACAGTGGATTCATAACGGATCATGAGGCGTATATAGAAAGCAGGCAGGTATGGATGGATATGCAGGATGCATTCAGGGAGAAGCTGATAATCCCGGATAATTACAACACAGGATTCAGGGAGCCGGCAAATGAAGCGGAAAGGGAAAAGGGGTGGTACTGATGGGGACTGAATTCTTTATGGCGATGATCCCGCCCACATGCACCCATCAGGAAAAGCAGGTGCATGTGGTAAAGGGAAAGCCGGTATTCTATGAGCCGCAGGAAGTGAAGGCTGCAAGGCAGAAGCTGACGGCGTATCTGGCACAGAACAGACCGGAGGATGCATATGGATGCGGCGTACGCCTGACTGCCAAGTGGTGCTTCCCGAAAGGGAAACATGCCAACGGGGAATACCGGACCACGAAACCGGACACGGACAATCTCCAGAAGCTCTTAAAGGACTGCATGACTGCCGCAGGTTTCTGGAAGGATGACTGCCTCGTGGCAAGTGAGATCGTAGAAAAGTTCTGGGCAGACATCCCCGGAATCTATATAAGGATCGAGGAATTATGATGGGACCATATGAGGCATTCGTAGATATCTGGAGGCTTGCACGTAAGTACCGCTTCCAGAAACTGGATGATAAAGGATGGGAACAATTCATAGCGGATGCGGATAAGCTGCTGGGCAGATACCGGAAGACAGAAACAGAGACCTTGTTCAGATATCTCTTTAAGGCAGTGCATGATTACTACGAGCAGATATCTGTATAGCCACATAAGCAGAATGATTATGATTTCAACCAGCTCGAAAAAGAGATCGTGTCGAACTGACACAGAAAGCAGTAAGGGATATCACGCCGATGAAAGAATATACAATTAGATGTGACGGTCACCATTATATAACACTTGAATACAATGAGAAATTTATCCTTTGCTTAGATAATAGTACGTACTTTGCAGAAGAAATGATACATGCTATTGAGAAAAGAGCAGGAATGAATTTTCGAGATATTCCAATCAAAGGCAAGAAAGACGATTTTGAGGGATTAAGGTTTTTTAATTGCGGTTGGAAACGGGAATTTTGGAATAACTTCCCAAGCCAAAAAGAAATTGATGGATATATGAAAATGAAACAGGGAATCGTTAAGTAATTTTATCCCGTCTCTGGCGGAATAAAGGAGAAAACGGGAAGGGTATTAATCTAAAAAATATTTGAAAGGAGCCAGCCTCCTGCAGGGGTAATGTGTACACGGGCTTCTAAGGGAATGAAAGAAGATAAAGATTATATAAAGCGTTTCGTCGCGATGCAGAAGCTGCCCTATGAGGTGAAGGTAAGGAGAGCAGAGCGGCGTATACATGAGTTCTACAATGAGATCGTGGATGTGAGGGGAAAGAACGTACATATTTCCGTGGGAGGGCTCGACAGCCTCACGCTGCTGTACTTCATCCGCAGCCTTGGTTATTCGGAAAAGGATATCCCGGCAATAGGAGCCACGGTCCTTGAGCATAAGAGCATACGGAGGATACATAAGCAGGCAGGCGTGGTGCCGATCTATCCCCAGATACCCAAGCATAAGGTCATACAGGAGTTCGGGTTCCCTGTGATCAGCAAGGCAAAGGCAAGGAAGATAAGCCTTTTACAGAACCCGGACAGTGAGAAGGTCACATTCATCCACGCGATCATGACAGGAGATATGGGAGAGCAGGGGAAGTGGCAGCATTCAGACAAGATAAAGCTGCCTGATAAATGGATAAAGATATTCGGAGGGAACTACCAGAGCCACAGACCTGACTTATGCTGCAGATGCGCAGACTTCAAGGTATCCGCCGAATGCTGTAAGTACATGAAGGAAGACCCGTGCGACAGCTGGGCGAAGGAGCATGACAGCTATCCTTATCTGGGGCTCATGGCATCGGAAGGTGGTCAGAGGGAGTTCGCCCTGATGAAGAACGGATGCAACTACTACGGGAAGGATGTCATCAGGAGCGCGCCATTCGCGCCGTTCATGAGGCAGGATATCCTGCAGCTTGCCATCGACCTGGAAGTGCCGGTACCGGAGGCATACGGGGAGATAAGGAGGAATCCTGCCGGTGCGCTGTATACCACGAAAGCCCAGCGGACGGGATGCGATATATGCGGATTCGGGATCCATCTCGAGAAACGTCCCCACAGATTTGACCGGCTGCGGGAAGAGGACCCGAAAGCGTGGCATTACTGGATGTATGAAGTATGTGCGGATGAAGTTACAGGAGAACATTACGGATGGGGAAGGGTACTTGACTATATCGGAGTGGGATGGGAGGATATCCCGGCAGTACAGATGAATCTGTTTGATTACATGGGAGGGGCATATGAAGGCAGTAATGAAATACCCGGGAAGTAAATGGTCAATCGCCAGATGGATCATAGATTTCTTCCCGGAACACCACTCATATTTAGAACCTTTCTTCGGTTCGGGTGCAGTCCTGTTCAGCAAGCCGAGGTCAAATATCGAGACGGTGAACGATTTAGACGGCAACGTGGTCAACCTGTTTGAGTGGATAAAAAGGGATCCAGAACGGCTTGCCTATGAAATCTACTGGACACCGTACGCACGGCAGGTCTATGAAGACGCCTTTGCGGCGGTTCCAGAAGACAGCCTGCAGAAAGCGGTAAATTTTTACATACGCCTCAACATGGGGCACGGTTTCCGCATCACCGGGGAAAAGGTCGGATGGAAGAATGACGTACAGGGAAGGGAGCGTGCCTATGCCGCTACAGACTGGTGCAACCTGCCGGAGAAGATCATACAGGCAGCGGAACGCCTCCGGGGCGTCCAGATAGAGAACCGGCCGGCGGTGGAGCTGATACAGAGGTTTAATTTTCCAAACGTCCTTATCTATCTGGATCCACCATACGTATTGAGCACCAGATGCAGGAAGCAGTACAGGTATGAGATGGATGATAAGGACCATAACGATCTGCTGGATGTGTCCCTTGCCCATAAAGGACCCCTTATCTTATCCGGCTATGACAATGATTTATATAACAGCAGGCTGAAAGAATGGCACAGGGAAGAGACTTCCTGTTATTCACAGATAGGAAATAAAACAAAAGAAGTCCTTTGGATGAACTTTGAACCAGCTGTACAAATGAATTTTCTTACGGAGGTGATGGTATGAAACTGATAGATAGTAAGTATCCTGTAGGCGTCAGCGTACGCCTTGAAAATGATCTCCCAGAAGACCCATTGCATGAGGTGGCAGGGCACATGCATATGTACGGATTCGATTATCTGATATTTACAGATGGATATATGGCATATGTGGGAAGGGTGGTTGAATGAGACAGTACTGCAGATACTGCGCGTGGATGGTAGTTGGAGACGCCAACTATTGCAGCAGGCAGGAAAGGACTATGAGCGACGGGTGTGCGAAGTCCCCGAACCGCTACCATCCAAGGGAGCCGAAGAAAAAGCAGTGTGACGGGCAGTTGAGCCTGTTCTAAGAAAGGATGATAAACAATGAATGATACAGATAAACAGGAAGAACAGCAGGAGGGCAAGCCGGAATGGCAGGAGGAGCTATTGAGGTTGTTTCTGGGAAGGAGTAATGCATAATGGGTGACTTTTCAAGGGAAATTTTTGAACGCAGGGCGAAAGAAACATCATGGTGTAAAACCTGTGCAAACAGGAATACCTGTAAAATCAAGGAAACAGTTGCATGGGAACAAACGCTGGTAACTACACATGCGACCAAGTATCTGGATGTGACTGTAAAATGCAGGGGGTATAAAAAAGACCTTAATCTGCCATATGCGGCTGATACATTGGAATCTTTATTTAAACTTTGGTGGAGGTAAAAAAATGACATTATGGTTAAAAGTGACAAATGATAAATATGAACTACCTTTAGCAGTAGCAGATACAAAAAGAAAACTGGCAGAGATGCTGGGATTAAAGAAGATTTCCATCAGAAAAGGTAAAAGTTGCTATATAAAGGTAATCTGTCCGGATGAATAGAATTTTACAGAGGATGGATATAGGATGATTGATGAAAAGAAATTGATTGACTAATTAAAACGAGAGGAGAATAAAGAAATGAAAAGCTATGACAATGATGCGTTTGAGGAATCCATAGGCACTCACACAGTTGAGATTACGTTGCAGCAACGAGAATACGTAGGGCATATCACACAAAGGTTTTCTGGTGACTGTAAAGGTTTAGAAATGCTGGATTTCAATTTTGAGTGTGAAGATGGCAGTTCGAAAAATGACTGCAATCTGAAATATGATGAAGACAGTGAATATTTTTATGCTACACTCAAAAATCCGGAAGGGGACACACTGGACGTTGAAGGATATGCCGAAGAATTCAACAACATGATTGTAAAGATGGAAATCGTGGATTTTAGAAAGGAGCAGGTATGCTGACCAGAACAGAATTGTTAAAAACAGCAAAGCCTATTCTTTTCAATACAGATATGGTCAGGGCGATACTGAATGGAAGGAAGACCGCTACAAGGAGGTGTGTGAAACCGCAGCTTGATGCATGTCCTTCATGTATGTATATGAATGTTGATTACATATATGATGAAAATGCACAGAATATTTATTGCGCTAGGTGTGGAGAGCCATTTAATCCCACGATCAAATCACCATATCAGTCGGGAGATATCCTGTACGTCCGGGAAACATTCAGACCTTTGAGTAGCCATCCAAAAGCAGGCGTTGAGTATGCGGCGGATTGGTCTCCAGAATATTTTGAAAATAGCAGAGACCCAAAGGCATGCAATGGAGGAAAATGGAAACCATCCCTCCACATGCCAAAGGAAGCTGCCAGAATCTTTTTAAAGGTAACAGATGTAAGGGTAGAGCGGTTACAGGATATCACAATAGAGGGATGTGAAAAAGAAGGCTGCTGGTGTGGAAATAACGGAGATATATTTGCATTTATGCAACTCTGGGACTCCACCATCAAGAAATCAGACCGTGCTCTTTACGGCTGGGACGCGAATCCATGGGTATGGGTAATTGAGTTTGAACGAATATACCCAGATGATTGAAAGGATAGGGAAATATGAGTAATAGATCAGAAATAACAGCTATGTTGTCGCAGGCTGTACAAAAGCATATAAATCCGCATAACGACACGCGTATTTATTGGGCAAGGGAAGTCACATTTGACTATGCTACGCAAAACGCGGTTCGTGTGGATTTCATAAAATTCAAGCCCGTAAATAACACGGTATCTGGCATTGAAAAAGGAGATTTTTACTGTTATGAGGTCAAATCTTCCGTAGAGGATTTCCATTCAAAGAACGGACATAACTTTATAGGCGACTTTAATTATTATGTTATGCCAGAGGAAGTGTTCGAAAAAGTAAAGAATGAGATTCCATATTATGTGGGCGTATTTGTGCCAGACAGTATGCATTACCGGGGTGGATGGTACAATCTGAAATCTGTAAAGAATGCAAAACGAAAAGATAGGGAAAGACCAGTGTCGGAAATGCTATTAATGATGTTCCGATCAGCAGCAAGGGAAAGGGGATAGTGCATATGGAGAGGTTGACAGAAAAAAGAGACGGTCAGAACGTCATTCCACTTAGGCAAAATGGCGAAGTGAAATGGGCATTGAGTAGCGCAGGAATGGGAGATGCACCTACACAGTTTTTGTATGGAGTCCATGCAGACAAACTAGCGGAATATGAGGACCTAGAGGAACAAGGGAAACTGCTGAAACTGCCTTGTGCGGTGGGGGATACGGTGTACGAAGTTCAGCGACTGAGAAAACGTATACAGCCTTATAAGATTATTGCCATTAAGATAGGCAGAATGGGCGAACGGCATTACTACTGGGAACTTAAAGATGGAAAAGGATTTTATGGCAATCTTAAGGGATTCGGGGATATGAGGTTAGGATTAGATGTATTCACCACCGAATCAGCAGCCGAAGCCGCATTGAAAGAAATGAGCGAATGACGGAGAAAGGATAGGGAAATGGAAGAAAGTATTAAAGCGTTTAGTATTCCTCGTGAAGCATGGTACAAAGATGTGGTTTTAGGAAAACCACACATATACATAGGCATGTATTATGAGAGCGGCGGTTGTGACGGAGAGTTTCAGGTTGTTTGGGATAATATAGGGATTCAGTTAAGAGCCTATGATGATTCATGGGAAGTGTTGAGCCATATGCCGGAATTGATTGACCTTATGAGCAGGATTCAAATTGAGGAATTGAAGCCGACTATTGAGGAATTTGCGGAAATGCTGAAAGGTATTGGATTTAAAGATATTACAGAGCGTGAAAGAATGTGATGTCAGGCAGAAAGCATTTGCAGATTGAGGTGAGCGGATGGGCGGTGATGGGGAAGATGGAAAGGCATAATTGCAGGAAGCATAAAAAAGGGGGGAAGATATAATGTCACGGGAACAACTTACAGAAATTGAGCAGAAAAAAGAATATCTGAAAGGATATGAGAAAGCAGTCCGCCAGATGGAACGAATCGAACTTAAGATACAGGAAATGCGCTTAAACAAGATGTGTCCGTCTGTAATAAATGATGGAATGCCGCATGCATCGGGACAGGCTGATTTATCTGCTTATGCTGCCCTTCTTGAGCAGGAAGAGAAAAGGCGTATGAAATGCAGGTACCAGTGCATTAAGAAGTGCAAGGAGATTGCCGACCGGATAGAACGGCTTGATAATGAGGATGAAAAGGATGTTCTTATGTATCGGTACATAAAGCTGATGAAGTGGGAGGATATAGCTGTGAAGATGGGTTTCAGCCGGCAGCATTTGCATAAAATTCATGCACAGGCTTTGAAAAACTTTAAGATGCGATAGAATGCGACAGTGAATCTGTGTTATAGTGTAGTTGGTGATATAAAACAAATCCCCTAATACATTTTTAGAAATACCTAGCTGTAAACACGGTTAGGTATTTTTAACATTACCTATAGGTAATGTGGTAAAATGTCGGATTCTGGTGTATGATTAAAGAAAATGTATTTGGAGGGATTTGCATAGTGAACTCATTTTTTGAAACTGCCAAACAAAACAAAAATGGTTTAATAGACGCCATTATAGATGTTATTTTTGGTGGAACAACAGATAAACTTAAACTAATTGTTAAGTGTTTGATGGATGATGGACGCATTAGTGATTTATTATTCTTGAATAATTTTGAAATGTTTCTCAGAAACGGTAATTTCGATAGAACACAATTGAGAAAATTTTCAGGAACATTAGAGGAACAGGGAAATAAAAAAGCCTATGCAATTGCATTACTTAAAGCTATAAGCGATGTAGATAGTGAGGAAAAAGCAAGGTGTCTTGCTAATTTGACTCAAAGTGTTTCTTGGCTAGAAATTAACCTTGAAAAATATTTTCGTTTAGTTCATACGCTGAAACAACTTGTGGCTGAGGATCTGGTGTTTCTTTCAAATAGTATTTGCAAGGGGAAGTTTTTAGAAAATAAGTATTTGGATGATTACATAGTATTAGGACTTATCAGAGAAGTTGACGGTGGATATGTGTATACAGAGAGAGCTTGGGAACTCGTAAAATATGGAATTTCTAGGGGACATGATGTAATAATTCCAAACGAGATCGAAAAGCGTTCTGTATTTTCGATGGGATTATCAGACTATGGAGAAGAAGAGGATGAATAAGCTATTTCCTTTCCCCAAAACAAACGAATGAGAGGTGGTGGTCGTGTCAAGGAAGCCGGATAAACGGATAGAGCAGGCGCAGGAATTATACCTGAAAGGCTCAAAACTAATAGATATATCCAAGCAGCTCAACCTTCCGGAAGGAACAGTCCGAAGGTGGAAGAGCACCTATAAATGGGATATCGAACGTTCGGATAAAGAAAGCGAACGTTCGGATAAAAATAAAGGCGCCCAGCCGGGCAATAAGAATGCTTCCGGTCACGGCGCCCCAGATAAGAACAGCAACGCAGAAAAGCATGGTCTTTTCCGGAAATACCTTCCGGAGGAGACCTTTTCAATTATAGAGGAGATGCCGTCCGACCCGCTAGACGTTCTCTGGGACCAGATACAGATTGCCTATGCTGCCATCATCCGGGCGCAGCAGATCATGTATGTGAAGGATAAAGAGGATAAGACCATTGAGAGGGTGGCAGAACAGGATGGAAATGTCATTGGCGAGAAATGGGAAGTACAGCAGGCATGGGACAAGCATGCGAACTTCCTTAAGTCCCAGGCACGTGCGCAGGGCGAGCTCCGGAGCATGGTTAAGCAGTATGATGAACTGCTGCATAAGAACTGGGGGCTTGCTACAGAAGAGCAGAGGGCACGCATCAAGAAACTGGAAGCAGAAACAGAGCGGATATGCCGCAGCGGTGACACAGAAAACGGTGACGATGGAGTGGAGATCATAAACGATGTCTAAGAAAAAGAGGCAGGTTAAAATTTCAGAAATCATAATCCCGAAATACCAGGAGATATTCAACAACAAATCCTGCAAGCACATTATCCTGACATCAGGGCGTGCCGGCACGAAATCCAGCTTTGCCGCCATACGTGCAGATTATCAGATCGTATCTGATGCATCCGGTTCGGTGGTAGTCCTGCGCAAGCATCACAATAAGCTGCGGAAGACGGTATATAAAGAAATGCTCCGCGGAATCAACCGTCTGGGAATTTCAAAGAACAGATTCAGAATCACAAAGTCCCCTATGGAGATCACCTATAAGAAATACGGCACCACAATCTACTTTTCGGGGTCAGACGGCATTGACGATACAAAGGGTATCATCGACGAAGACAGACCGATTAAACTCGTGGTCATAGACGAATTGACCGAATTTTTCGATGACGGGGATGGAGAAAATGAACTTGCGAACATAGAAGCGACCTTTGTAAGAGGGAATAAAGGCGGGTTCCAGATGATTTATCTGTATAATCCACCGAAGAACCCTAACGCCCCCGTCAACCAGTGGTGCAGGAAGATGGAGAAGCGTTCCGACTGCATACATATCCATACAGATTACAGGGATGTGCCGGGAGACTGGCTTGGGGATGATCTGATTGATTCTGCTGAAAAGATGAAGCAGACAGATGAAAAGATGTACCGCTGGGTATGGCTTGGTCAGTCTGTAGGCGTGGACGAACTGATCTATTACATGTTCTCTGAAAAACGCAAGAAAAAGCCGGATGCTGGAAGACGGTATGAAACTGTTATCATAGGTGGTGACTATGGTCAGCATAATGCAACAACCTATCAGGCATTCGGAGTAGACGAATACCGGATGCAGATTACCGGACTGACAGAATACTACCACAGCGGCGCAAAGACAGGAAAACAGAAGAGCCCGTCAATATACGCGGAAGACCTTGTCTCTTTCATGGATGAAATCCATGGGCAGTATGAGACAGAGGTCTTTTATGTTTATCTAGACCCGTCTGCGGAAGGACTTCAGGAAGAGGCACGGCGTGTCACCAGAAATCTGGATTATGCAGTATACATAAGGGATGCTGAAAATGATGTAGCCCTAGGTATCAGCCGTGTACAGAAAGCACTTGCATTCGGAATACTGACCGTATCGCCCATGCAGGGGGAAGCTATAGAAGAATTTGGATTATATGAGTATGACAAGAAATCCATAGAAAAGGGAAAGGAAGTCCCAGTCAAAGAAAATGACCACTGCATGGATGCAATCAGGTATATGTGTATGGGCGCATGGAGATGGATTAAGAGATGGCTCCCGGCAGAAGTAGAGAGACAGGAAGAGCTTGAAAGCGTCATAGATAAGGAGACAGATATAGAATGAATATATTTAACTATTTCCAGAAGAAAGGCATAAATACTATTGACGCTTCCTTTTACAGAAAAATAGAAGAGTGGAAGAGCTGGTACAACGGGAACGTCCGCAATTTTTCTTTCTACAGGGTATATTCAGGGCAGGGCACCTATACCAGAAGAAAGCGCAAGAGCCTTGGAATGGCAAAGAAACTTTCAGAAGATATAGCCGATCTGCTCTTAAATGAAAGGGTAAAGATAACCTTGTCAGATGAACGGACAGGCGATTTTGTTACCAAAGTGCTGGAAAGTAACAATTTCCTCGTACTGGGTAACGAGTATCAGGAAAGGAAGGCATACACAGGCACAGTGGCATATGTGCCCTATCTGACAGATGTTGATATGATGGATGATGGCACTGTCATTTCTGGCAGGATCAAGATTAATTATATCAGCGCATCCAATATCTATCCTGTGAGCTGGAGCAATGGGAAGATAAAGGAATGCATCTTTACTTTCGTACATACCGTGAACCGGAAAAAGTACGTCCAGATACAGTTCCACAAGCTGGAAGGGGAGCAGTATGTGATTGAGAATACAGTCCTTGGAATTTCGGAAGGGAGCAGGGAAGGAAGAGAGCTTAGTATACGGGAATGGAAGGCGCTTAAGCCATTTAAGGAGCTTATTCCCAGAGTCGAGACAGGCTCTTTAGAACCGCAGTTTGTTATAGACCGGCTCAATATCGTAAATGATGCGGATTACGACGAAAGCAACCCGATGGGGATAGCGATCTTTGCAAATTCCCTTGACGTGCTGAAAAAGATAGATACAGAATTTGACTCTTACAGCAATGAGTTTGAGCTTGGAAAGAAGCGCATCTTTGTTGCCCCTGAAATGGTACGGAATAAAGACGGCTCGCCTGCATTTGATCCGGAAGATACAGTATTCTATAAACTTCCTGATGAATATGCTGAAAAGAAAGACGGCAAGTCCATCATTGATATAAACATGCAGATACGCGCGGAGGAACACAGTAAGGCAATCAATGACGATCTGAATTACCTGTCCTTAAAATGCGGTTTCGGCACCAATAAATACCGCTTTGAAAATGGCAATGTCAAGACTGCTACAGAGGTGATTTCCGAAAATTCAGATATGTACCGCATGATCCAGAAGCATGAAATCATCCTGAATGATGCAATACAGCAGCTGGCACGGATCATCATCCGGCTGGGGATTGCCATAGGGGAGCCCCTGTCAAGGGAAGCGGAGGTCACAATAGATTTTGACGATTCCATTATTGAGGACAAGAAAGCAGAGCGCGACCGTGACAGGCAGGACGTGTCGATGGGCGCAATGGCTTTATTTGAGTATAGAGCAAAGTGGTATGGAGAGACGCCGGAACAGGCAAAAGTAAATGTTGGTCAGACGGCAGAGGTGATTGAATGACGCAGGGGGAACTTGAGAAACTTGGACTTCCGATTACAACTTCCTTTTCCGAACTGGAAATGCGTATAATGGAAGATATCGTGCGCCGGATAAAAGCCAATGGCTTCTCCACTGCATCGGCTGACTGGCAGATTACCAGACTGCAGCAGCTGGGAGAATCGGAAGAGGATATAAAAAAATGGATCCAGGAGACGCTTGCCGTCTCTGATGCGGAGATGGAGAGGATATTCTCTGATGAAGTGTATGAGCAGTATATGGGGCACAGAAGGAGCTATGCCCTGTTCGGCATGGAGCAGATACCCTTCGAGGAAAACATTGAGCTGCAGAGCCTCATAGACGCTGTCAGACAGCAGACAGCAGGCACCTTCCACGATATCACAGGCTCCCTTGGATTCGTAAGACAGTCGGCTTCCGGGCACATGACGTCGGTGGGACTCTCCCGGTTTTACCGGGAAACGCTGGATGCGGCTATGTATGATATCCATTCGGGCACCTTTGATTATAACAGAGTGCTTACAAGGACCATCATTGACATGACAAAAAGCGGTCTGCGCTGGATAGATTATGGCAGCGGATATCACAGCCGGGTGGATGTGGCGGCGCGCCGGGCGGTCATGACCGGGTTCCGGCAGATACAGGGGAAGATCAATGAGCAGGTGGCAGGCAGGCTTGGGACTGATACCTATGAGGTCACCTATCACGTAGGGGCACGCCCGACCCACCAAGTATGGCAGGGACGCGTATGGACCATGCGCCAGCTCCGTGATATCTGCGGACTGGGAACCGTTACAGGGCTGCATGGAGCCAACTGCTATCATGACTATCTGCCTTTCATTCAGGGCATTTCCGAACGGGCTTATACGGATGAACAGCTGGAGCAGATGATGCAGGAAGAGAATACCCCGAAGGTCTATAATGGCAGAGAGTACACTACCTATGAGGCTTTACAGCAGCAGAGGAAAATGGAGACAGCCATGCGCAAGACCAGACAGGATATAAGGCTCATGGAAAAAGGGGATGCAGATGGTACGGATATCATCATAAAGAGGGCACGCTATGCCGGACAGATGCAGACCTACAGGGACTTTTCTGAAACGATGCATCTTCCGCAGCAGATGGGCAGGGTATATCAGGATGGATTAGGCAGAGTCGTAAAGGGCAAAGTGCCGGAAGTTAGTTCATCGAGAGTATCACAAATTAAAAAGGAAACAGCAAACAGGATTTTTAGTGTTGAAGCGGTTGAAAAAGGTGATGTGGTTTTGGCAGTTAATATTTATAAAGACCTTAACAAGACTGATATAGGTCGAGGAGTATTAGATTATATCAAAGAAAATAATACTTCGGTTGATATCTATTATAACCAAAGTACAATTTATGATATGGACTTGGCGGACAATTTCGGCATGGCAATTGGAAATCATATATACATAAACGGATTAAATGCCCAGTCTGTCAGGCAGATATCTAAAACAATTATCCATGAACAAAAGCATATAGAATTGAAAATGAATGGGGATCAACATGCAGAAGCAGTATGTGATTATTATGCAGCGCTTCATGAAAAGGGCAGATTGACTGGGGAAGATGTAAAAGATATAATTAAATCAGTTAAGGAAAGATATCCGGAATATGCATGGAGGATTTGGGGAGAATGAAACCAGCAGAAGTAAGAGAAATGATGCAAAAACTTAGAAACAGTGAAGAGGTTCTGTGCCCTCAATGCCGTAAGGGCAAGATAGTGACGCCTTATGACCCAAAGACAAGTAAATCCTTTAAATGCAATAATAACGAATGCGGTTTTACAATAACGTATGACTGATACCACCCGTCAAAAAGGCAGGTGGTATTTTTACGCTCTGAAATAAGGCGGTACCAGCACACTTAAGGAGGTGGCAAGGTGATAGAGGTAAAGGTAAATGAACATGGAATACGCATGAATGGTCATGCCGGCTACAGTGAGAATGGCACTGATATAGTGTGCGCCGCAGTCTCTGCGCTGACCTGCAACCTGGTCCATTCCATGGAATCACTGACGGACAATCTGATCAGAGCCGACACGCAGAGCGGAGCGGCAACCATAGAGTGGGAAAAACTGTCTGATACAGGGAAGCTGTTGGTGGATGCGTGGTTCCTGGGACTGGCAGAAATTAACAGAGAATATAACTGTATCAATTTTGTTTGAAAGACCTGCAGAGGGTCTTTTTATTATGCAATTAAGAAAGGATGGATTAAAAAGATGAAAAAGAAACTGGTAATGGATCTCCGTCTGTTTGATGGCGGTGACGGCGGTCAGCAGGCAGATGCAGGAGGCGAAAAGGGAGGTTCAAAGTCTGGCGGAACATTTACTTATGAACAGCTTGACGAAATCGCAATGTCACGGGCTAAGACTGCGGAGGAGACAGCGGTAAGGAATTTCCTCCAGAAGCAGGGGTTGAGCGAGGAAGAGGCTAATGCGGCATTCCAGCAGTACAAAGACCAGAAGCAAAAGAACAAGCCGGATATCTCAAGCATCGAACAGGAGCGTGACAGCTACAAAGAACAGCTTGAACAGATGCAGAATGAGAAAATCTTAACCGGTAAAGGTGTAAGGGCGGAAGACCTTGACTATGTGATGTTCAAGGTCAGCAAACTGGTTGACGATAAGACCGACTTCACCAAGGCAGCGGAAAAGTTCCTTAAGGAGAATCCGCGGTATACAGGCAAGGGCGTTTACCGTGCAGTCATGTCAACTGAAACAGAAACAAACGGCGCTGGTGGAAGCATGAACGATTCCATCAATGACGCCATCAGGGCGGCAGCCAGAAGATAAAGGAGGATGAAGAAAAATGAGAAGAAAAAGAATGGATTTAAGACTATTTGACACGGCATCACTGATTGACCGGACAGGAGCAGAGACCCTTATCCCTACACAGGAAGCAAATGAGATCATACAGGGAGTGGTGACGCAGTCGGCGGTCCTCTCAAGAGGGCGCAAGCTCCCTAATATGACCTCTAGGCAGTACAAAATGCCTGTACTGGATATGCTCCCTATCTCCTATTTCGTAAACGGGGATACCGGACAGAAACAGACCACGACGATGGCGTGGGACAAGAAGTTCATTATCGCAGAAGAAATCGCGGTCATCGTCCCGATTCCGGAAGCAGTGATTGATGATGCTGCCTATGATATCTGGGGAGAAGTCAAACCCAGGATTTTGGAGGCATTTGGGAAGACCATTGATGGCACTGTCCTTTTTGGGACGGAAAAGCCTGCATCATGGAGGGAGTGCGTTGTAAAGACTGCAACGGATGCCGGTTCCGTAGTGACTTTGGCTCCAAGCGATAACCTGTATGACAAGATTATGGGTGAAGACGGAGTTATCGCCAAGGTAGAGAGTTCCGGGTATTTCGTGAACGGTCACATGGCGGATATCTCCATGAGAGCAAAACTGCGCGGTTTAAAGGACACGACAGGGCAGCCGCTTTTTAAGTCCGATATGCAGAACGGCACATCCTATTCGCTGGACGGGTCTGCAATGAACTTCCCTAACAACGGAGCCTTTGACAAATCCAAGGCGCTGATGATCTCGGGTGATTTCAGCCAGCTCGTGTATGCAATCAGGCAGGATATCACGTTCAAGCTGTTCACAGAGGGCGTGGTGCAGAATCCCGATAAGTCCATTGCCTACAATCTGATGCAGAATGACATGGTGGCGCTTAGGGCGGTGATGCGTCTGGGCTGGGAAATTCCGAACCCCATCAATTCCCTGCAGAAGGATAAGAAAAAGAGATGCCCGTTCTCTGTATTGAAGCAGGGAACCGCATCAGCGACCACACAGACAACGCCGGACAATACACCCGGACAGTCATAAGGCGGTGGTCCTATGTATGCTGACTATAAATATTATACCAAGCGGTATTTGCTGGGGAAATCCCCGGCAGTGCCGCAAGAGGACTTCCCTTACTGGGAAAAGCAGGCAGGCATTGAGATAGATGCCCGTACACTTAACAGGCTGAAAGCAGATAAAAGCCTGCTCACAGATGCTGTGAAAGACTGTACATGCGCCATTGCAGAGCTTTTATACAAGGCAGGTAAGATTGCAGAACAGAGCGTCCGGGAAGGTGCGGCAGGCGCCCTTACATCTTATTCAAATGACGGGGAGAGCGCGACCTTCGACCTGAAAGAATCTGTCTATACGGAAAGCGGTAAGAAAAAGGAGATACAGAGCCTCATATACAGGCACCTTCAAGCAACGGGGCTCCTATATGCCGGAGGGATACGCTATGAATCCTAATTATATCCATACGATCACCCTATATAACAGAATCCGGGCAGAGGATGCGGAAGATAAGAAAGAACGCTGGATAAGGACAGTCCTCACAGACTGTTTCTTCAAGTCGAATGTAAAGACCACATTCAGTGACAAGCAGGCAAACACTTCTAATACCTATGTTGCGAGAATACCGCAGGATGAAAGGTACCTTCCTTATTCGGAGTTCATCAGATCCCCGGAAGGGCATTTTACGGTATCCATGGATGATGTTGTGATAAAGGGGGAGTGCAGTGAGGATATAACAGTGAGCATGGGGAGCGCGGCAGTACAGGTCTTAAGCAGGCATAAGCCGGATGCATTCAAGGTCACTGCTTTTTCAGTCAATACATCCCATCGGATGGGGAAGCATTACAGGCTGGGAGGATGATATGCGATTAGAATTTAAGTGGGATAAGCCAGTAGCCGTCATAGCAGAGGAATCTGTTGGAGGAAATAAAGGACGGTTATTTCTGGCAAATGAAGCTAAACGTTTCATGGATCCATATGTGCCTTATGATAGCAGTTTCTTGTCATCGCAGACAGAAGCTTATGTGGAAAATGACATAGGAATCGTAGAATATGTTTCACCTTATGCACACTATCAGTGGGAAGGTGAGATATACGGACCGAATTATCCCATATTTGAGAATGGCGTGGTTGTCAGATGGTATTCTCCTCCTCATAAGACACCTACTGGCAGAGAAATTGAACACAATAAATTCAAACATCCCCTTGCAACATCCCATTGGGACAAAGCAATGATGACAACGAGAAAGGGTGATTTGACGAAGGCATATCAAAACTATTTAAGGAGTGGTATAGGATGACAAAGCATGATGCAATGAAAGATTTCTTCGAGCCTAAGGTGGCGGAGCTTGCAGGAAGCATATTGAATTTCAATTTTTCACCTGAATCACCGGACAGCTTTTCTTTCGTGACAAATTATTCTGATCAGGTAAGAAAGAAATATGTAAGGGTGGGGGCTGAAAAGGAATATGCCTTTTCCATCATCATCACCAAAGAATATTCTACCGGTGCCGATGATCTTAACCTTGAGGCTATGAACTTCGCGCAGGCATTCATGGACTGGATTAACGAACAGGACAGGTTGAAGAACTATCCGGAATTTCCAGATAGCTGTGAGATCAGGAAGATGGAAGTCTTACAGAACATGCCTAATCTGGCAGGCGTAAACGCAGCAGCAGGGCTTGCAAGGTACATGATACAGTGCAGGCTTATTTATTTTGAAAAGGAGAGCAGACAATGAAGTTAAATGAACTAATGCAGGGCTACAAGCCCGACCCGGCATATGTAGGCTGGGTGACCAATGATGATTATGTGTTTGCGATTGATACGGCACCGGACAAATCCACCGCTGTTTCGGACTATGAAGTAGTGGAAATGGGGATTACAGGTCTCGATGCGCAGCTCAATCCCGTAACGCAGGATAAACAGTATATCCGTGCAGGGCAGACTACTATGAAGACCGGCACACAGCGTTCCTTTAAAGTTGCCGGTGACAGATACATCGGTGACCCGGCGCAGGATTACTGCCTGTCACACAAAAGCAAGTATGGCACAGGCAATGGAGTCGTGACCAACTATGTGTACTTCAATATCTTAAATGGCAAAGGTGAGAAAGGGCAGGTCTCTATCGTCGTAAACAGTGACGGTTCCGGCAACGCCGGCGAATCATCTGCGATAGATATCGAATTTAAGAAAATCGGCGCAATGCCGGTAGAATATGCCTATGTGAGCACAGCGACAGGAGAAACGGATAGCGGCGCAGGCACGCCGGGACAGGAGGAAAACGATGCAGGTTAATGGAAAAGAAGTTGATTTTAAGATCAGCAGGCTGGAGGATGCTTCCAAATTTGAGTTAGCGCTCCAGCATATGCAGAAAACAGAAAAAGGTATACAGGAGAGTGCCAAAAAAGGGGAACTCTTCTCTAAAATTGCAAAAATGACAATTGATATGTTCACTGATTTCTTTTCCGAAATGGGGATGAAGGAGGTCCTTGACGGGTGTAAGGATCTGGAAGAGGCGAAAGGGGCTTATCTGGAATTTCTAAAGGAAATCTCCAACCAGAAAAAGAGCGTCCTCACATTTACCCTTGATGATATCAAATGATAGAGTCCATCATATTTGATAAACTGCCGGACAGGGTGCTGATTCACGGCGTGGAATATAGGATCAATTATGGGTATCGCGCCATTATGGCAATCGAAATAGAGATGTTCAGCGACAACAATGACGAACAGAAGCTCCTGAATGCGCTGAACATTTTCTACTTCCAAGATATCCCGTCAGACTGGGACGAAGCGATCAGATATATGCTGTGGTTCCACAGATGCGGAAAGGAAGAAAAACAGGGTAACGGTGGCAGCCATGCAAAAGCAAAGAGAGGGTATTGCTTTAAGCAGGATGCGCCGCTTATCTATGCCGCATTCCTGCAGCAGTTCCATATCGATCTAAGGAGGACGCCTAATAATGATCTGCACTGGTGGGAATTTTCGGCGCTGTTTGAATGCCTGGATGAAAACGTGAAGATGGCAAGGGTGATGTACTGGCGCACATGCGACCTTGGAAGCCTCTCCAAGATGGAAAAGAAGTTCGTCAAGAAAATGCGTGCTGTTTACATGCTGGAAGAACCAGACGGAAATATGTACGTAAGGACAAGGCTGACAAAGCGGAATGCTGATATG